CCTTTTCCCTTAATTCATTCTGCGATTCATTTGCTTCAATGTACCTGATGGCCTCATTCATTCGGGCATAATTTTTATCCACACAATCATAAGTAGTGTCACCCGTCATGTCTTTCAAGTACTGCAAATTTCCACGAATATCATCAATACCAACTTTAAACACTATATAAATCGGTGCTTCCCTGTAAGGATCATCAACTGTTGATTTCTTGATATAGCAAATCGAATGAATACCAATCACTTTCTTGACTTCCTTATCCTTATCACCTATCTTTTTAGTGACCGTTATTTTCTGCCTTTCTCGCACTCTGATTCTCACCGTACTATAAAATGGAATTCCTTTTCCACCGGGGGTAAATTCACCTTCCGGCCCACTTCGAATCTGATTTGAACAGGCAATCAACCAATTGTTATTCGCTATCAACACACAAATCTTTCTCAAACCTTGACTAAACTCTCTCCCCCTTGCCATGCCATAAGCGTCTTTGTCTTCCATTTCCATTTCAGTACTTAAAGCGGCAAGCGAATCAACAGCTATAACATTTATTTCTTTGTTGTTTTCTGGTTTCCATTTCTGTATCTCGTCAAATACTTTAGATACTAAAGTGGGTCTTTTGTAATTCTTTTCTGATAATGACATCCCATAAATCTTGCAATATTCTTTATCAAGACGGCCTTCTGGATCAAGAAATTGTACTTCCCCTTTCTTAAATTGAGCTGAAGCGCAGAGTTCCGCCAATATAGCAGTTTTACCAGCGCCAGGGGGACCGAACACTTCTATTATGATCCCCCCAGGAACACCACCACCCCGTATGCGATTGCCACTGATGGCGAGATCGAGCAAAGTGGAGCCTGTGGATATGACTTTCTTGACTTCCACCTTTTTGCTCTTTTCGATGGGCGAAGTGGTCACTTTCTTTACTTCTTCTGCCAACTGCTTACTTGACTTCTTTCTGCGCTTCAGTTTCAATTTATCACCTCCTTACCTTCTACGTCCTGTTCCTCTTCTTCCTGTGCCGCCGTCCTCTTTTTCCTTCTTTTTCTTTTCCTTTTTCTCATCCATACGATCCCTTTCCTGAGCACATTCTTTCCACTTCTCTTCGTCACAAATTTCATTACAAGCATCAATCTCATCAATATCTGTTCCAAATGTACCCCCATGAGGGCATCCTTCATCCTCTTCTATCACTTCTTCTTTTTCAGATTCTTTCTCCCTTTTTCGTTCTTTTCTTATTCGTGTTCTCCTTTCAGTAACAGTTTCTTTTTCTTCATCCTCATCCTTTACAGTTTCATCGTCCTTAATTTCACCATCAACGCCACGGCCCCGGTGCCTTCCCACTTCATCTGAATCATCCTCAGGACCTTCCTCGCCCCAGTATATGACAAACGCCTCATCATAGGTGGGAATGAACAAACACTCATCCAAGATAAAGGCCGCTTCCAATAACTCATCGGAAATGTCATAGTCCCTGTCCACAAACTTGATCCCGATAAACTCAGTGCTTTGCGCTTTTCCCTGTCTTGTAAATGATATAGACTTTCCAACATCTTGATCTGGATGGGAAAAATCAGTAAACGCCTCGTATCCCCCACCCTTCATCCTCGGGTTTTTTGCGAGACTCCCCAAAAACCTCTCCATCAGATAAGTGGAAGTGTGCCAGATCTGAACCCCTTTGTCTTCCTCCCCTCTGCTATTATAGGAAACGACATTATAAATTACCCTTGGGTATCTGCTGACCTTCAAATTGTCAATCGTGTCTTCATCGGTAGACTGCTCCTTCAACAGTTTCTTGCGATGCTCACAGGCTGGACACTTCTCCCCAATTGTAAACGCCCGACAGACCATCATTTGCTCCCTCGGTCCGACCCTTCCATGAGCAAACACCTGGACATTATAAACGTCGTCACCTTTCTTTACATGCTTAGAATCAGGATCAAAGGCTCCCGCAAAATAAGGGATAATATCTATCAAGTTTTCCCCATCCTTCGCCTGCCAAAACTGACCCCCCTCTATATCGTCCCTGAGTATCCCGCCCCCTCCGGCACCACTCTTGTCATAACTATCCTTAACCCTCTTTTGTGTGCCCTTTCCATACATTTCCCTTCTACTTTTCTTTCTGTCTTTTCTTGCCATTTCTTTCTCCTTTCTCAAACTGGTTCTTGGTTTCAAAATAACTCCTGAAAATTCCCGATGATAATACTCTAATCAAACCATACAATAAAAATAATCCTATGATTCCAACTATTATCATTTCAAAAATATTCATTACTTTTCAATCCTTCTCCTTTTCAATCGGTCTGGTCTGTCCTTTCTTGATAGTTTCATATCCTTGTCGGTTTTTTCAAATGATTCTTTCTTTGCTTCGGCGGGGATCTTGGGATCTGCGTAATAACCACCAAGCCAAAGATGCGTTAAACTTTCAATAGCTTTCTTCTTGTGTTGCATTCCTTCTTTTGCTCCTGCCAAATTCTCAGCATCTCTTTTTGACTCAAGATACTTATTCATTACCTCTTTATACTTTTTCTCTGATAATATCATATTATTGATTGCTGTCTCGGTAGGTTTCTTTTCATCCAAATCAATAAAACCTTGAACAATTTCCGTATATAACTCAGCCTTAATAAGTTCCACTCTTTCTTTTATTCGATCTCTCACCAAAACTGCATCAGCGTACTCTTCAGCCCATTTCATATAAAGCAAGGCCTGTCTTTCCCATTCTGAATCTAATGAATGTTTGTCCATCTGCAAATCTTCCTTGTATCCCATAGTTTTCTCCTTTCTATTTACATTATAACATTTATAAATAGTTTCTTAAATATTATTTTTAATTGACATAAAATTCGTATCCTAAATTTTCTGCATATGCCTTTTCAATACATCTTTTCAGAGTCTTATGATACCCTGCTACTCCACGACATCCACCTATTCTTACTATCCAACCTTCATCATCTTCTTCTACAATCATACCAATAAATTTGCCTTCCTTTTTACAAAAAATTGGCTCATTTTTATCAACATCTTCAAAATTAATTGTCTCTCTTTCATCTTTATTCATAATTATCTTTTTCATTTTATCCTCCTTCAATAATTCTTTCAATCCCTTTTCTAATCGTTTAAATACAATTTCAATTTGATTATTTTCATATCCATGAGAAATTTTATCAACAGCACTTGATACAACATTCTCAAAAGTATTTAAACCCTTGATTATATCCTTTGCAACTTCCTTTAAATCCATAACTATTTTCCTTTTAACACCACCACCCGGTAACAAGCATTGGACAATCCCGCTTTCTTGCTGTACATGAATGATTCTGTAAACTCCTCAATAATATATGATGCCTTGTTATTTTCTCCTTTCATCAGTTTAGAATTCATTATTCCCAGTATTGAATACCTGACATTTTCCGGTTCCATATCAAGAGAAGACAGGATCTTGATAATGTCCTTCCACTTGCTTTTACCAAGCAAGGCATTACTCAAATCAAATATCCCTGACTGCCGTACCGAGTAATCCTGAATGGCCTTCAGCAAGTCCTCGTCCGTTTCAATGTCAATGACCGAGTCCAGTATCACCAATGCCTGCCGTGGGCTTCCCTCGGATATCTTGGCTATTTCTGTCAGGGCCTCTTTCGGCAAGTCCACCTTTTCTTCCTCACAAACATCTTTTAATAATGAAACTATCACACGATCGGGCAAGGAACTGACTTGAAAAGTAGTACATCTTGTCCTTATTGTCTTGATCAATTTTTCAGGCTCGGTGGTGCACAGAATAAAATAGACGTGACTGGGAGTGTCTTCCAGAAGCTTTAACAAGGCGTTTTGGGCATCATTGGTAAGTTTGTGAGCCTCATCCAGTAGAAATATCCTACAGGAACTTATCATGGGAGCAAATTGGCAAGTCCTGTTTATCTCTCTTATAGTTTCAATGCCCCTGACATTTGCTGCGTTCAGTTCCGTATAGTCCTGATCAGAACAGTTGAATCCTTTTTTCAATATCCTTGCCAGGGTAGTTTTCCCGCACCCTGAAGGACCTGAAAATAGTATGGCGTGTGGGACTCCCTCCTTTCTACTGATAACTGAAGACAGGGACTTAATCATTGATTCGTTGCCTACAAAGGATTTTAAATCAGGTGGTCGATACTTTAGATGTAATGGCTGGTTGTTCATATCTTCTCCTTATGCACTGTTCCAATTTATACCAGGAAAATCCGGCTCTAAATATCCACAACTGCAAAAATGATATACTTTTTTCGTTTCAAAAATCGTCAATGTGCTCATTCGATG